GATGGCATCAAGTCGGCGAATGACTATCGCAGCTCTATCACAGTGGATGAAGCAGCAAGCGCAATTACCTGGCCTTATTCGAGCTTGAATGAGGTTTTACGGGGACTGCGTAAGCAAGAGCTGGTCACAATATGTGCTGGTTCTGGCACAGGCAAAACGACCTTCTGCAAAGAAATCATTCACCACCTGCTGATGCACGACCAAAAGGTCGGCGTGATAGCATTGGAAGAGAGCAACAAGCGCACACTGCTTGGGCTGGTTGGCGTACATCTGTCAAAGAACCTGCTTGTCGATAGACAACAGGCAACAGACGAAGAGGTGCTGGAGGGGTTTGACGACCTGTTTGGCGATAAGACCTGTTATCTGTTTGATAGCTTTGGCAGCAACGACATAGACTTGATTTGTCAGCGCATCCAGTACATGGCACGTGCCTTGGACATCGATTTCATCCTGCTAGACCACATCAGTATATTGGTGAGTGCGCAGGAAGGCGATGAACGCCGTATGCTTGATGCTGCCTGTACCAAGTTCCGGACGCTTGTCCAGGAGCTGGATATTGGTCTGATTATGGTTTCACACCTACGCAGACCAGATGGTCGGGGCCATGAGGATGGCGCAGCCGTCAGCCTTAGCCAGCTCAGGGGCAGTCATGCCATCGCACAGCTATCTGATGCCTGTATTGGGCTGCAGGTAGACCCAGATGAGCCTGACAGTGATGTCCGGCACATACGCATCCTCAAAAACAGATACACGGGTCAAACCGGAGCTGCTGGAACCCTTGTCTACAGCAGAGAGACAGGGCGTTTGAGCGAAATCGAACTCAGCTTCTTAACAGGAGAGAATGAAAATGAAGAAGAAGAGCAATTACAGAGCGTCACAGCGTGACATGATTAGGGATGCCTTACTTTCAGGGCGTGTCATTTCACCTATTGATGCCCTGGACAAATACGGCGTCTATCGGCTGTCTGCGGTCATCTATGACCTGCGCAAAGAGGGCCTGGACATCATCACCTACACTAACCCAAACCAGCGTTTGTTCGCTGAGTATTCACTAGCAGCGGAGGCTTAAAATGGGAGCATTTGAAGGATTTACAGAACCAGATATGTTTGACGACCTGTTCGAAGGTCATGACGAGCTGACATTGGATGCCTATCAGGACCGTGTCAGTGACTTTTGCTTTTACAAAGGTTCACTGCTGTATCCTGCAATGGGATTAGCTGGTGAAGCTGGCGAGGTCATTGAAAAGGTCAAGAAGCTGTATCGTGATGATGAGTTCAACTTTATGCGTGAAGACCTGTCCGATGAATTGTCGGCAGAAAAAGCCAGAGACCTGGCATTAGAGCTAGGTGACGTGTTGTTCTATGTTGCAGCGTGTGCAAATGACATCGGCTACAGCTTAGAAGAAATAGCTGACATGAATACGGATAAGCTGAACTCTAGGCGCAAGCGAAACAAACTGTCAGGTTCAGGCGACCATCGTTGAGGCTTATAGCCGACATTGAAACAGATGGCTTCGTAGACCAACTCACAAAAATACACTGCATCGCAGTGATGAACGCAGACGACAAAAGTCAACGCTGGGTCTTTGGCCCAGATACAATAGCAGAAGGCGTTCAACTTCTTTCATCAGCATCAGAGCTTATCATGCACAATGGTATAGCTTTTGATATCCCTGCAATCCGCAAAGTATTTCCTCAGTTCAGTGTCGATGAGATGACTGTCACAGATACGCTTGTGCTCAGCCGTCTTATTCGGCCTGACCTGAAGAATGAAGATTTCCTTTCTGAACTACCCAAAAAGCTGCATGGCTCCCACTCCCTCAAGGCGTGGGGCCATCGGCTGGGACAGCTGAAAGGCAGCTTTGCTGAGACCACAGATTGGTCTGAGTGGACGCAGGAGATGCAAGACTATTGTGAGCAAGATGTCACTGTTACCCATGCGCTGTGGGAGGCGTTAGCCCCACACGAATGGTCGAGTAGAGCTATATGGTTTGAGCATCAGCTAGCCGAGCTGTGTCACAGGATAGGCAGAGCTGGCTGGTCATTCGATATGGACAAAGCAGCAAAGCTTTATGGCGATTTGTCTCAGGAACGCTCAGAGCTAGAAAAAGAACTGCATCAGCTATTCCCAGCCTGGACGGTCGAAGAAGAGTTTATCCCTAAGGTCAACAACGCAAAGCTTGGCTATGTAAAGGGTGAACCCTTCATCAAACGCAAAGTCATAGAGTTTAACCCTAACAGCCGGAAACATATCGAGTTCTGTCTGCGCCAGAAATACAAGTGGAAGCCTAAGGTGTTCACTCCGTCTGGTTCAGCAAAAATCGATGAGACAACGCTATCCGAGCTGCCATTTCCTGAAGCGCAAAAGCTAGCCAGGTCGTTCATGATACAGAAGCGACTGGGTATGCTTGCAGAAGGCAATGCAGCCTGGATGAAGCTAGTCGAAAAGGACGGCAAGCTTAGACACACCATCAACTCTCTTGGCACGATATCAGGTCGCTGCAGCTCATTTGCACCAAACCTTCAGCAAGTACCAGCTGTGCGAGCTGAGTTTGGCTCAGAGTGCAGAGAATTGTTCACTGTGCCAGAGGGCTGTCAGCTGGTTGGCGTAGACCTGTCAGGCATTGAGCTGAGATGCTTAGCGCATTTCCTGCAGGACAACGGAGCCTATGCAAAAGAGATACTGGATGGCGATATCCACACAGCAAACGCCCAGGCTATGGGGGTTTCACGTGATGAGGCCAAAACAGCAATCTACTGCATGATTTATGGTGGTGGTGACCGGAAGCTTGGCGAGGCAGTCAACGGCTCAGCCAAAGACGGCAGAGCGTTACGGGCCAAATTCTACCAAAACAACCCAGCTTTCGAGAACCTGTTGAAGGCTATTGGAGAGGTCGTCAGGCAGCGCAAGCACCTGTCTGGCCTGGATGGTCGCAAGCTTCACGCCAGGAGCGAACACGGTCAGTTGAACGTGTTGCTGCAGTCAGCTGCTGCCCTAGTGGCAAAGCAATGGGTGCTGCTCATAGACAAAGCAATCAAAGAAGAAAACCTAGACGCTGAAATCATCGCTTTCGTGCATGACGAAGTGCAAATCAAAGTAAAAGGAGACGCTGATTATGTCGGTAATCTCGCTAGACGAATGGCGCAAAAAGCTGGGGAGTATTTCAAGTTTAGAATCCCCATCGATGCAGAGTTCAGGGTCGGAAGAACTTGGGCCGATACCCACTGATGTCGATGAAGGCTTGGTCGCTGTTGCGTTAGTAGTGGACATGGCCCGAATGAACCCATTTACCACCAAAAGCAGCTTCGCACGGATGGCAGCCAATGAAATTGGTATTGCAGCCAGCGAGGGCTTCATCAGCACAAAGATAGATGAAGGACGCTTTGCAAATATATGGATGGTCACCTCTCTGGGGTTAGACTTTCTAAAGGATGTCACGGATGAGCTTGGCCCTTATAGACAGTGATATACTGTGCTACCAGGCCATAGCATCAACCGAACAAGAGATAGACTGGGGTGACGATGTATGGACCTTATACACCGACCTCAAACAGGCCAAAGATGTATTCAACGCAGCAGTTGATGCCATCACCAACAAACTACGCCCAGACGATATACTTCATTGTCTGAGCGACCATCAAAACAACTTTCGAAAGCAAGTTGACCCCACCTATAAGTCAAACCGGAAAGGCACACGCAAGCCAGTAGGGTACAAAGCCCTGCGAGACTGGATTGTCGACACATACCCTTCAATGACCATGCCCAACCTGGAAGCTGATGATGTCATGGGCATCTTAGCGACCAAACCTGAGAACATTGGGAAATGTGTTGTGGTGTCTTCAGACAAAGACCTGAAAACAATTCCCTGCAAGTTATACCGGCCCATGCAAGATGAGCTGCTGGAAATCACAGAGGCAGAAGCTGACAGGTACTTTTTCCACCAGACACTGACCGGTGACACTACAGACGGCTACAAGGGCTGCGCTGGGGTAGGGGAGAAGACAGCAATCAAAATACTCGGCAACAAACCAACTTGGTCTCTGGTCGAGCAAGCATTTCTCAAAGCTGGCATGACGCAAGAGCAAGCCCTGCAGCAAGCAAGGTTAGCCAGGATATTGCGATGGTCAGACTGGGATGAAGACAAGGAGGCAGTAAAACTATGGCAACCATAACTGAAATGAAAAAAGAGCTGAACCATAGGTGGGACCTGATGACGACAGCAAAAGAGGCTTTCTTCGCAGCAGCTGGTAACCGTGATGAAATGGACAGGCGCAAAGAACAGTACCTGAACTGTAATTACGAATATGAGCGGCTACGCCTGGAGGTCTCTATGGCTTCGCCTATGCACAAGCACCATGACCCAGCTCTGCAAGTTGTAGACTGGGATAAGCTGCGTGGGAGGCCCATGTGAAGAGCGACTGGTTAGAAGATAGAGACGCTATTGTCGATGTCGGCTATGAAAGTGACAACCGGTTCAAGCACGGCGTCTTCCAAGCAGACCGAGAAGCCCTGGACAGTATCCGTCCAGATAATGTCAACAATCCACCCCATTACACACAAGGCTCAATCGAGTGTATCGATGCGATTAGGGCAGCCTTAGGTGAGGAGGGGTTCAAAGCTTTCTGCCGTGGCAATAGTATCAAGTACCTATGGCGATACAATCGAAAAGGCGGAAGTGAAGACCTGAAAAAAGCAACCTGGTATATCGACCGGCTGCTCTCAGAAATAGACAAAGATGAGGCTGGGGAGTAATCCCTGGCCTTTTTTTTCTTTGACTCTGTTCTGCTTTTGTTCTAATTCTAAATGTCCGAGGAGATTTCACAACGATGGACACAATCTATAACCACAATATGCCAAAATACGGCATGACAACTCGTCTCGCTGACGAGATTGATGCGACCAAATACCGACAAGTCGGAGAAGACTTCTACAGTAAGGTCGTGCGCATCGCAGATGCATTGAAAGACGGTGACGACCACTTCGACCAATTCAAGCGTGTACTGCGTGATATGAGGTTCCTGCCAGCTGGTCGAGTGCAGAACGCTATGGGTTCCACACGCCAGACAACAGCTTACAACTGCTTTGTCTCTGGCATCATTGGCGATAGCATGGAAAGCATCATGCAGCGGGCAACTGAAGCCGCTGAAACAATGCGCAGAGGCGGCGGCATTGGATACGACTTCAGCCGCATCCGTCCACGGGGCGACCGCATCAAAAGCCTGGACAGCAAAGCGTCTGGTCCAGTCAGCTTCATGCAGATTTTCGATGCAGTATGTCAGACCATTGCCAGCTCAGGTCACCGCCGTGGCGCACAGATGGCAGTGCTGCGCATCGACCATCCAGATATTGAACAGTTCATCACAGCTAAGAATAACTCGGACAAGCTGACAGGCTTCAATATCAGCATTGGTGTGACTGATGAGTTCATGGAGCACCTGGAGCAGGGCAAACCGTTTCCGCTGCGCTACGAGGGAGAAATACACCGTGAGGTAGACCCAGTTGCACTGTGGGACATGGTCATGCGCAGTACATACGACTGGGCAGAACCTGGCATCCTGTTCCTGGACCGGCTAAACGAGATGAATAACCTCTGGTACTGCGAAACACTGGAAGCCACGAACCCCTGTGCAGAACAATGTTTGCCGCCATTTGGGGCCTGTTTGCTCGGTTCATTCAACCTCACCAAGTATGTAGATACAGACGAAAAGGCGTTTGATTATGACACATTCAAGCAGGATATCCATGTGGTTGTCAGAGCGATGGACAATGTCATCGACAGAACCATCTACCCACTTCCACAGCAAGAAGAAGAGGCAAAGAACAAGAGACGGATGGGCCTCGGCGTTACTGGACTTGCTAACGCAGCCGAGATGATGGGTATGCCCTATGCCACGGACGAGTTCATGGGGTTCACTGAGACTGTCCTGGCAATGCTGCGTGATGAGACCTACAGCGCATCAGCTGACCTAGCAGCAGAGAAGGGTAGCTTCCCTCTTTACGACTGGGACAAGTACACCAGCGGCAACTTTATCAAGACGCTGCCTGAGTGGCTGCAGCAGAAGATTGAGAGCCAGGGGATGCGCAACAGCCACCTCACATCGATTGCGCCAACTGGTACAATCAGTCTGACTGCAGACAACGTAAGCTCAGGCATCGAGCCGCCGTTCTCACTGTACTACGACCGAACTATCCAGGGCTTCGATGGTGCTACAGTTGAGCGTGTCGAGGACTATGCCTACAGGCATGGTGTGGCTGGTCGCACGGCTAACAGCATCACAGCACAAGAGCATCTGTCGGTCCTGGCCTTAGCTCAGAAGTTCATCGACAGTGCTGTGTCAAAGACCTGTAATGTAGGCGACCAAGTGACCTACGATGAGTTCAAGACGCTGTACTACGATGCGTGGAAGGCTGGCTGTAAGGGCATCACGACCTTCAGAGCAGCTGGTAAGCGGTTCGGGATACTGAATGAAGCCAATGATAACGATGAGCCTAAAGCAGAGGCTTGCTTCATTGACCCAGAGACTGGGCAAAAGAGCTGCGAATAGTAGCCCACAAAACAAAACGGCAACCAGAAAAACCAAACGATAAGGTCTAACTGGCTGCCTTCTGTAGCTAGGACGCTCTTTCTGCAAGATACGCTACCCTAGCTACCCCAAATATAGGCGATTCCTGTGCATTACACAAGGATAGTCAAGATGTTCCACTTATGAGGAACATAACGTATGCGATGGTCTTCATTCACTATAACTACAAAGGCAAAGGCCTTAATGGCGTTATGTATGCGTAATGTGTGGTTATGTGAGTGAGGATTGTCGTTTCAATCCCGATTTCTGTCGAAGCGAAATCGCCTCACCCAAATAAATTTCACAGATGGCCTAATGTCTACAGCTGACAGACCCATTTGTGTCAAGCGATAAACCATCGCTTGCTCCCAACAATCCAATAAATACAATGTATTAATGAGAACCGCATTGCATTTCGCAGTAAGCAGCACCGATTTTCGACCCCCCAGTGGGTTTTGATGTCGTCAATTTCAAAAAGCCGGTAAAGGCCTCCCTTGTTGTTGTTGTTACATTAGGCCTTTTCAAGCGGTGTCTCAGATTTCCCAGAGGACTAGGTATGGCACTTGAATCAGGCACGTACATAAACAGCCTTACCGCTACAAACCCAGCGGCTACTGACGGTCTGGCCCAGGCTGACGACCACCTAAGGCTCATCAAAGCGACAATCAAAGCGACTTTCCCCAACCTAACAGGGGCTATGACCGCAACGCATACTGAGCTTAACAATGTGACTACCAATGTCACAAACCTACAAAATGCTAACAACATAGATATTCAGACAAAATCAGGCACAGCCTCAGTAACTATGGATGCTGATGCTATGGACACCTATGTGAAACACAGCGGAACCGGAACGCTCACAATCGGCGCAGGAAACGCTGATGGTCAGAAAATAAACATTACGACCACAGGCACGATGACAATCAGCTGGCACACCGGCTCACAAGGTATCTCTTTGGGTAACAGCACCAAGATTGCGTCAGGCATCTGGGACGATACAGCCGGATATTGGTTCTTCTCAGAAACAGTCACGGCTTAGGGAGGCTGATATGGGCCTCGTAGCAAAAGGTTTAAAGAAGACGGACGTACCTGCATCAGGCGGGTCCCTGGCAACAATAGCAGGGACGGGCGGTCAGAAACTGCCAGTCCAAATACTGGACTTTACCCAAGATGTTACAGGCACAATCACAATACCGGCAGCGTACACATATGGTTATTTCAAGATTAACATGGGCAGCCACAGCATTGATGGTAACGGTGCGTCCTGTTTTACAAACGATAATACCTTTGATGTCTCAATCAGCGGTACTGGCACCATCAACAGCAATGCTGATAAGCATATAAATGTATCAGGGTCTGGTGCGACATCCGATATAGGCTCTCAGGGCCTGGATATCACTGTCGCCAACACCAGTACCTCATATTACACCAGCTTCAGCACTACAATTACGCAACAGAACTCGCCTTTTAACGGAAATCAAAGCAGCGGTAACTGGAATGTTATTCGTGAGAACGCAGGTGGCACAACAGCAACCTGGACGGCAACAGTTCTAGATGCAGCTGTAAGCCTCAGTGGCTCGTGTAACGGCAAAGCATTGTCTGTGACCAAGAACGGTACATCTGTGGCCTCTTTGGGTAACTCAGG